TGCCGCGATGCAATGGGAAAACGGTGTCACAGCGCCGATAGCCCCCCCCTCACGCGCATGCGTGCGCGCCTGCGCCCGTTGGCCCGGGTATAGCTTTTTCCAAATGCGGGGGCAATTCTGGGAAAAGGGGATCGCGCGGGCGCGGGTTAATGTGGGATTTCCGGAAAAGTGAATCAAAACAGGGTCGAAAACCATGCGTTTTTGATCCTGTTTCTGGTTTTGGCAATTTTCTGATTTTGGGATCACGGTGGAGGTGAACGGGCGTGACGAAAAAGACATGGGAAAAGCGGATCAAGAAATGGTGCGACGCCGCCGGCACATACAAACCGTTTTTTGCCGGGCCGATCTCCACGCTGGCCTGCATCCTGGAACGACGAGACGAAGCCGTTGCCCAGTTTGAAGCCTCCGGCGGCGCGCTGGTGGTGGAGCACGAAAACAAAGGCGGCGGAATCTACCTGGAAAAGAATCCGTCGTACATGATCATCCGCGAATGCGAACAAGACGCCCTGGGATACTGGCGGGATCTGGGCCTGACTCCGGCAGGCCTGCGCAAGATCAACGAAGCCGCCATGAAGAAGGTCAAAAAGAACGCACTGGCGGAGGCATTGAACGCCCTTGAGGGTTAAGAGCTATAAGCAGATCGCCATTGACTACGCTGCCGCAGCCGCGTCCGGAGAATTGATATGCGGCGCCGAGGTCATGTTGGCGGCCAAGCGCTTTCTGGCAGATCTTGCGCGGGACGATCTGGAGCTGCACACCAAAGAGCCGGATTTCGTGATCGGCATTATCGAAAAGCTGATGGTCCACAAAAAGGGGGAGACGCTGGAAGGGGAGACGCTGGTCAATACGGCGCTGATCCTGCAGCCCTGGCAGGTGTTTTGCGTATACAACCTGGTGGGATTTTACTTCGCGGGTACCACCGAGCGCCGATATAAAGAGGCGTTCATCTTCGTGCCGCGGAAAAACGGAAAGACACTGTTCATCGCGGCGCTGGCCTTCGGCCTTGCGCTGCTGGAGCGGCGCAACGGATCCCAGATCTATATCGTTGCCGCGTCCATGAAGCAGGCAATTCAGAGTTTTGAAGATATCGTTTACACCCTGCGATACCGCGGCCTGGCAGAGGACTTCCGAATCCGGAACAATAATGCCGAGCACAGCGTCCACATGGATTTCGAGGATGAGGAGGGACTGCCCTGCGGATCTATCGACATTGAGGCGTTGGCGGCGAATCCGGATGCGCAGGACTCCTTCAACTGCAACATCGCTATCGCGGACGAGCTGCACGCTTTCAAGAAGCCGGCCCAGTACAATCGATTCAAAGAGGCCATGAAAGCCTACAATAACAAGCTGATGATCGGCATAACCACCGCCGGCAATGACGTCAACAGTTTCTGCTACCGTCGTCTGGATTATGCGGTGAAGGTGGTTAACGGCACCGTCAAAGACGACACCCTGTTTGTGTTTGTCTCCCGCGCGGATCAGGACGAGGCGGGGAATTGTGATTACACGGATCCCATCCAGCACCAGAAGGCAAACCCGTCCTATGGTGTGACCATCCGGCCGGAGGACATTATGCATGACGCCCTCCAGGCCCAGAACGACCCGCAGCAGCGCAAGGATTTCCTGTCCCGGTCGCTGAACATCTACACCAATGCGATGCGGGCATGGTTTGATATCGACGAGGTCCGCAGGTCAGACGCAAAGTACGATTGGACCTTGGAGGAGCTGGCAAAGCTGCCGGTGGACTGGTATGGCGGCGCGGATCTGTCACGCATGTATGACTTGACAGCCGCAGCCCTGTACGGGACATACAAGGATGTAGACATCTGCGTGACGCACGCATTTTTCCCAATCACCCAGGCGGTCCGAAAGGCGGAGGAAGACAGCATACCGCTGTTTGGCTGGCAGGACGATGGGTGGTTGACCATGTGCAACAGCCCGACCGTCAACATCGCGGATATCGTCAACTGGTTTGTGAAAATGCGGCAGATGGGATTCAAAATCAAACAGATCGGACATGATCGGAAATTCGCCGGCGATGAGTATTTCCCGGCCATGAAGGCGGCCCGGTTTCACGTGATCGATCAGCCGCAGTATTATTACCTGAAATCCAGCGGATTCCGCCACATCGAAAAAGCGATCAAAGACGGGAATTTTTACTACCTGCACAGCGAAGCGTTTGAGTATTGCATTTCCAACGTGCGGGCAATCGAAAAAACGGACGACGCCGTCCAATATGAGAAGATCCAACCGGAGCACCGAATTGACCTGTTCGATGCTTCGGTTTTTGCGTGCATCCGAAAGATGGAGGCCACCACCCGGCAGAAAAAAGCAAAAGCCTGGTGGGGCGAAAACTGACATGGGGAGATCGATGCGATGAAAATAAAAAATCTGATGCCTTGGAACAGAACGCGGCAGACAAGGGGGGCTCTGCCGGCCATTGCATACGTGGTCGGTGACGATGATTCCCTGTGCGTGCCCGGGTACACGTCCCTGGATCGATGTCCGGAAATCGTAGCCGGG